GGGTAGGAATCAGAGGCCTACTGTAGGGAACTACTGTAGTAGGACTGAAGAACTCCATGACTCCACCCATAGCCCTACACCTACAGCCTAACTCCTAGAACTCGTGACCAGTGCAGCCCCCCCGGCCAGTCTTTCATCTTTTGGAGTGTGTCTGTAGACGAGAAATATGAATAGAGAAACTCCGAATAGTTCCACTGACTCCAGAGTAGTCCAACTACAGATAGCTTAGCCTACTACACATAGCTCAGACCAGTCCTCCCCCAGAGCCAGTCTTTCCATAGAGCTTGAAGCCTACTTGCACAGAAGCAGTTCAGAGCTTAACTTGAAAGTCATGTCAGAGAACTTGAAAGACTACAACGATCTCAGAGACATGAGACGGCACAGAGATAGGCTAGATCGAGTTGAACGAGAACTCAGAGAAGACCTTGACAGGCAAGGGGACACAAGGACACTTAGTCCAAAGACGACAGCAGCGAGAAGGGTAGGAGGCAGAGTCATGAACGAACTGAAGAGGCTTGGAGACATCAAGGACATTCCAAGCAGAGTGCTACTGAAGGCAAGGAACCTCTACGTCACTCGGATGATGACGGCAGGGAACGTAGCCTTAGAACTGAAGATCTCTAAGAAGCAAGTCCTCACATGGGCAGACATGTTTGACTGGCACTCCATGCGGAAAGAGAGAGAGTTCAGGATCTACTCCAGGGTCTCCAAGATCCGAAGCAGGATAGCTCCGAACATCGACACGAGGCAGGATCAGATCTTCGCTACACTCGAAGGAATCATTGAGGACACAGCGAACAGGATAGCCAATGCAGATCAGGGAGCAGTGGACATTGACGACATCAAGAGCCTAGTCTCTGCAATGAAGACAGTGCAGGACTCCAGAAGACTCATCCACAACAAGAAGTCCAAGGTAGCCGACAAGGAAGCCAGCACCGTTCAAGGGACAGCCATCTTTGAAAAGCTGGTAGGAATGATCTCCGGTGTAGCTACAGACCCCATGCAGAACCCTACGCCTATGCTGAAGGAAGCAACCTACACCGTGCAGGATGATCTCGAAGCAGCGATCAACCCGAACAAGCTCTTGGAGAACGTTGCCTCTGAGGAGCCCTCAGATGACTCAGGATCGTTCGAGGACTCGCTGTGAGTAAAGTTCCCCAGAGTGTTTCAAGATTGATCCAGGAGACGCTGACGGACTCTGAGCAGGGTCCAGAGGTCATTGAGCAAGCCAGGCAAGTTCTCCGGGAGAAGTGCAAAGCAGATCTCTGGTTTCTCTGCTACCACGTTCTTGACTACAAGGACATTGACAACAAATTCCATAGGAAGCTCTGCAACACTTGGGTTAAGTGGCAGAAACATCCCTACTCACTTTGGCAGTTAGCTCGCTCTCACCTGAAGACAACTCTGCTGACTATTGGAGACACGGTTAGAGAAGCATTGAACGATGCCAACCTTAGACAGATCATCTTCACTGCCACAGCCGACCTAGGCACAGCCATCCTTGGAGAGATCCAGCAGCATTTCGAGGAGAACGAAGTCCTTAGATGGCTCTTCCCTGAATACAAGCCTGACGCTCTCATCAAGAACAGAGGCAGAGTTCGAGGTAAGGACAGTGGCTACTGGAAGACCGATAGACTCTCATGGCCTTGTCGGACCAAGAGGACTAAAGACCCCAGCATCATGATTGGAACACTAGGCTCCTCGAAGACTGGCTTCCACTTCGACATCAACCGTTACGATGATGTTGTTACTCAAGAGAGTGCCTTAACGCCCTCCTCCTGTGATGCCACTCATTCATGGTTCCTGAACTCTAAGCAGCTTGCTCACAATCCAGCGACACACAGGAGAAGGCTAGTAGGCACTCCATGGTCCTATGCAGACCTCCAGACCAGAGAGATCCGAAAGGAGAAAGCTCTCAGGAAGGCCGAAGAGAACTATGGGAGGATTCCAAGGAACAGACTTCTGGTCTACAGAGTTCCCGTGTGGGAGAAGCCAGGAGTTCCAGCATGGCCTGAGAGGTTCACACCAGAGACCATTGCAGATGTTGAGAATGATCTACGAGATAAGCCAGGTGTGTTTGCTTGTCAGTATCTGCTCAATCCTAACCCCTCTTCACAGGCATACTTCAAAGAAGAGAACATCAACATCATCCCATCGTTCTATGTTCCTGAAGAGGTAGCTAACTACGCAGCTATTGACCTTGCTGAGGAAGAAGAACGAGGTAGTGTCCGTAAGTCCGACTACACAGTGATCTCAGTTGCAGGTATCGACAACGAAGGGAAGCTCTACCTGAGAGATGTCTACAGGGACAAGCTAACTCCTCTCGATCTCATCGAAGTGATCTTCAAGTTGCAGATGAAGTGGGGCATCAAGAAGTTCGCTATTGAGACAGTTGCTTTCCAGAAGACTCTCATGAAGCACTACAAGAGGGAGGCTTTTGCCAGAGGAATCCGAGTCCACTTCCAGCCAATGAAGAGACAAGGAACTCAGAAGAAAAAGAGGATCCTAGGACTGCAACCTCAAGTGGAGTGCGGAGACTTCTACATCACTGATGACTGTCCTCACCTGGAAGAAGTGATCGAAGAAATGGTCACTTACGACAAGGGAGCCAATGATGATATTCTGGATACCTTGGCTGACATCTACGCCATCAGCATGAGCCCTAACCCGGTAATAGCCTCAGCCCAGCCCTTCTCAGGGACATTCGACGAGGTTGCCAGGATCTTACACGGAGACCTAGACTCGGAAAATATTCCATGGGAGGGAGTTGACTTGCTAGACCCTAGTGTGCTATGAGTCTCCTCCATGGCATCCGATCCCGAAGAAGCAAAGCTCACTGACACGGAGAAATACTCTAGTCTGTGGGCCGCTGTGCAGAAGTCTCAGAAGGCTGACCGTGCGTATTTCAGCACAATGCAGCAGGCTAGGAAGTTCTTCAAAGGACTCCAGGCTAAGGCTTCCAGGGGAGTCCTGGCTGCCAACCTCACCATGGGGGCTATCCAGTCGTTACAGGCAAACCTGTTCATTCAGTCCCCTAGGGTCACAGTGCTGTCTCCTACTCCGGAGCTTGAAGGGAAGGAGAAGATCTGGCAGTCCCTTATCAACGTAGTGCTTCCGAAGATGAACACGGCTGAGGAGGTCTCCAAGATAGTGCTGGACTCTCTGCTGTTCGCTGAGGGTTGGGCTAAGATCAGTGCCTTCAAGGGAGACGAAGAAGACACCACAGAGGGAGTCTCTGGCTACGGATCATGGAAGGACCGTTCAGGAGCCAGGTGGCACAGAGAAGCTCCTTATCGGGTAGTAGTGGATCATCTCTCACCGGGGAGGGACATAGAGCAAGCTAGGTTCATTGCAGTCCGCTACGTCAAGGACACTGAAGAACTCAAAGATGACGACCGCTATACGTTCACAGGGGACCACGATCCTGAAGGAGTCGTAGGGAGCGACTTTGAGGAAGAGAGGCTGGACAACCTTGCTGACCTAAACTTCGAGGATAGTGTTGTGGGCGCAGACACAACTACCATCTATGAGGTATGGGTGTATAAATGGGCTAGGAATGGGCTAAGGAAAGTGGTCCTCGTTTTCACTGATCAAGGAGAGGTCATCAGAGGTCCGATAGGTTGGGCTGAGTTCTTAGGAGATAGTTTTGCTGGCTGGCCTTTTGAGAGGTTGGTCTTCAACGATGTTCCTGATAGTCTTCCGATGTCTGATGTGGATAGTTGGAAGGTTCTACAGAAGGCACTCAACTATGTGCTGAGTAAGATTGTTCACTTCCTACGAAAGCAAAAGACTGTCTTTACGATCAATCCAGATAGGGTGAACAATCCCTCCAATGTGAGGAAGATGCTTCTAAGCGATAGGGCTATAGAAGTTGTCGAGGCATCAGAGGACAACGCCGTAGGAGTCTTCAATACTGCGCCAATCCCAACTGACCTATTCAACCTCATCAATCAAGTCCTTAGCTTGTGGGACAGGACGGCTAGCGTCAGCTCTCTTGCTTCAGGCTCTGTCAGGAACATCAGGACAGCCTCTGAGGTAGCTAAGGTGGGGGAAGCTGGAGACGCTAAGGCCAGCAGACGAGTCATGGTCATGCAGAACTTCTTAACTCGGATGGTTGAGAAGTGGTGTATGCTCACAATGCACACCATTACTGGAGAGCAAGTTATCCGCCTTACTGGAAATCCAGGCACAGTTGAATGGGCTAGGTTCGATCACGAGGATATTCAATGGCTTCCGGGCATTGAGATCATTCCAGAGTCGTTCCAGAAAACACAACAACAGCAGGACATCCAGAAGTGGACAACTGCTCTCCAGATGGTTCTTAAAGCCGTAGCCGTCACAGGCCCTTCAAGTAGGGTAGACCTGATCCTTGCCGAGGCTCTTAGAGCATTAGGGATTCCTGGTGTCTCTGAGATCGTAGGCAGTCCTCAACAGTCTTCTATGATGCAGATGGCTGAGATTACTCAGTTGGCTCTCGGTGTTCCTGTAGCGGTGAGTCCAAACGATGATGACCAGACACACTTAGGAGTCATTGCTCAGTTCAAGAATAGTCCAGCATGGTCTACCTTGGAGTTTGAAGGACAACAGGCAGTTCAAGCACATGAGCAAGAACACATAAAGGCTCTGCAAGAGAAGCAGGCTGTTCAAGGGGGTGGTGCTACTGTGGCAGGAGAGTCCAATCCTATGGTCGGACTTAATCAGGGAGATAATCTTAGACAGAGCAGCGGGAATGCTAGGGCCTTTGGAGATCTAACTAACGGTCAAGGAGGAGGGCTATGAGACTCAAGATCTGCAAGCACTGCAAAGAAGTAGTTGAGGTCTCCAAGCACCTATGCGCCAAGATGCAGGAAGACATCGAGCGTAAGAAGAAGCTCTATGTAGGAGGCCCAGTAGTCATGACCTTCAGTCCTTACGTGGAGGACAACTTCACAGGGGAGCCCATCGAGGTTAGGAGCAGAGAACAAAGAGATGCTCTGTGCAAGCAGCACGGAGTTACCTATGACCGAAGCAGCAAAGTGAAGAGCAACAAAGGCCCTGATGTTGCCAAGATCACTGAGGAAGTTATTAAAGAAGTGAGTGACCTTGCCGCTGTGGATAAGGTTGCCGTTACTGAGAGTTATTTAGAGCAGGACTGACATGACCGGAACGAACGAACCGAACGAACCCAATCCTTTGGCTTCTCCTTTGAGTGATCCTCTGGAGGCCCCTACAACGGACCCCAATACGATTCCTGACGATGTGGCTGCCCAGGTAGGCCAGATGGCTAAGGACAGCGTAGCGGGTCACTCAGGGGCCATGGACAAGATCCTAGACGGGGAGGGAGACACTCCAGATCCTGAGACTCCCGAGCCGGAGGAGCCTAAGACAGCAGACCCCAAACAACAGACTCCTGAAGTCCCTGATTCGGTCAGGGAGAAGCTAGCTCGCCTAGAGGAGTTGGAGACTCTTGTAGGGCAGATCGAAGGGGACTCTACCCTCATGGGCATGATCGAGGACTACTACCAGGAGAGAGCTGGTGACGCGGAACCCGAGACACCCACACCGGAACAGCCAGCCACGGATCCTACTGTGCAGACACTGCAACAGCAGGTAGCTGAGATGAAGGCTGCATTGCAAGTGGAGAGCTTCTTCAACACTAGGCCAGAAGCCAGGGAGCTTCGGTCTGTGATGGCGGAGATCTCTACTAAGAATCCAGGTATTCAAGATTTAGACTTACTCTTCAAGCTGGCAAGGACTCAGCAAGGTGAGGGTCAACAAAGGGCTCTGAACACTTCAGAGCAGGGAAGTGCTACGCCTAGACGGGACAGCGGCACTGTTACACAGGATCTAACTAAGCAAGTCGAGAAAGTGGACACCAACAATCTCGGTGAGTTAGGTGCGCGTGTAGCTGCTGAGTTGTTTCGTAAGGGCCAAGACTAGCTAAGGAGGAAGAGCTATGGCTCTCACTTACGACATGTTGGCAACTTCGACCTTCCACGTAATGCGGAGGAAGATTGCCGAAGCAGTATTCAAAGGGAACCCCCTGTCAGCTTGGTTGCTGAGTAAGAACAGGGTTAAGACGGAGAGCGGCGGACTTTACATCGCAGAGCCTGTCATCTACGCAGAGAACAACACCGTGGCATCTTACAAGGGCTACGACAAGCTGAACGTTCAGCCTACTGAAGAGCTGACCAATGCCAGGTTCAACTGGCGGCAGGTCGCAGGAACTGTGTCTATCTCCGGTGAAGAGGAGATGAAGAACGCTGGTCCTGAGCAGATCTTCAAAATGTTAGGGACCAAGGTAACGGTCCTCCAGAAGTCCTTCAGGCAGGAGTTGAACAGGCAGCTCTGCCAGACTGCGAGTGCAGCCAATCCCAAGGACATTCTTGGACTGGACGCTCTTGTAGAGGTTTTGGCTGCTAGTAGTCAAAGCACTGTTGGAGGCATCAACAGATCTACTTACCAATGGTGGGCCAACAAGTTCAGTGCAAGCACATCCACTACCGTAGTGGATCCAATGAGGACTTTCCTCAACGACGTGTCTGAAGGCATCGAACGTCCTGATCTTATTCTCACTACGCAGACTCTCTTCGAGCAGTATGAGAAGGAAGGCTACGGGAAGCTTCAGCTCAACGACACTGGAGCATTGGAGCTTGGCTTCGACTCTCAGAGGTTCAAAGGTATCACCATGATGTGGGATGCCATGCTCGCTGACTCCTCTCTACGAGGAAGCGGTAGTCCTTACAGGGACAAGTGCATGTATTTCCTCAACTCGGAATACCTCTCTGTAACTATCCACAAGCGTAGGAACTTCGTGATGTCTAAGTTCCGCACTCCACCTGATCAGGACGCTCGGGTGGCACAGATGCTCTTCATGGGCAACACCACTGTGGCTAACAGTCGCTATCAGGGCGTTCTTACTTTCCAGAACATCTAAGACAGGAGCGAATCATGTTAGGACCATCAACCGGTGTTGTTCATAAGATCACAATCTACAACGGAACTACCGTTGACATTCAGAAGGGTGAGGTAATCATCAAGGCTGCTGTAGCAGGAGCCTACTACAAGCCCTTCCACAGCGAGACCCAGGACTTTGGCTCTGGGACCGATGACTTCCAAGCAGCCCTCTACGCTCGAAGGACAGGCACATCCGAGGCAGACTCTGCTGCTATCCTAGGAGTGGCTGCTGGTCCTATTCCAGCAGGAACCTTCGGTGAGGTAGTTGTCTACGGAGTAGTGGATGCCTTCCTAGAGACTCAAGCTACTCCCATTGCTGCTGGGGCCACTCTTGTGTCCTCCACCACGGCAGGCTCGCTTGACGACGACACGTCTGTAAACGTAGTTGCCTATGCCCTTGAGGCAGGAGACGCAACATCCGCTGGCACTCGAACCTTGAAGAAGGTCTTTGTCAACACATACGGACTTGGTGGACTGCTTACTGCGTAGTAGTCACTTCAGAAGGGAGGGCTTCGGCTCTCCCTTCACCACACAGCTAAACACTGGAGGGTCAGACTTATGCCTCAAGTTCTGCAACAGTGTGACGAGGGAAAGACAACAATGCTGCAAGACTTAGCTGCTCCCCTAACTGTGGTAGTAGGTTGGATTGGTGTGCTGGCTGCCTACACAGCTACAGAGACTACAACTCTGAGTTCCATAAAAGACATAGGTAGTTGGGCCGTTATCGTCTACTTGGTCATCTGGTGGACAAGGCGGCAAGAAAGACTGTTCACTATGCTGATCGAACAACTGCGAGAGATGCGTAGAGACATTCAATGGTTAGTTAAGGATTTAGAGGATAAGGACTGATGGAACGTTACGAGAACAAAGACGGAGTTGTTATCCAAGCTGAGTTAGTAGGCAAGGCAATGACTCCTTTCCTGAAGGAGTGTGGCCTTGAAGACTGCTCTCCTGGGTGGGTGGCCAAGCCAGGAGAAGGCTCAGTGGAAGGGCAGTTCTGCTGCCGAGACGAAGACGGGAATGTTGCCCTCATCGGCTACCATGAGTTCAGGCTTCTGTTTTCGCCCTACAAGCCGAAGCAAGAGGCTGAGGTGTCTGAGGCCGGAAAAGAGATCGAAGTTGCTCCTGAGGCCGCTGAGGAGCTTCAGGAGACTCCTGAGCCTGTTGCTGCCGAACTGAAAGATCTGCCTGAGCCGACTGAGGAGGAAGCATGAGGAATCTTATTCTTGCTGGATTGTTAGTTCTTTTACTGGCTTCGTGTATCACTGATCCCGAGACCGCGCTCAAGATCGCGGGCGATTTACAAAAGGCCGTCGATAAGGGGATTATTTCGCCGGAGCAGAAGAAGCTCCTTCTGGACTCCTTTACGGCGGGGAACACGAGCGGGATCTGGCCCGCGATTCAGGGGTTCTTGGTTGACGTGGCTTTGCCGGTCGCGCTGTCGTTGCTTGGCGTTCGGGCCTGGCGGGGCGGGATCACGAAAAGGAAAGGCGTTGCGCCGAAGGGGTAGGCAATGAAGCGATACAGATGTCACAAGATCGTTGATGGGATGGAGATCAAAGAGATCGTTGATCCTAAAACAGACATGAGCGAACACTACCTCCTTCGTGGGGTAGACGGGGAAGAGGTAAAAGTTACAGCGGAATGGGCCTGGCAACACGGTATTAAGCCCGGCGGCTACTTCGTAAGATACAAAGACGGCTACGAGTCGTTTTCTCCGAAGGAAGCGTTCGAGGACGGTTACACGGAGATCGAGGCGGCGACAGCCGAGAAGGGGTAAGCAATGGTCCAAGCGATATGTAGGCCGACCGAAGTCCCTATGACAATGGAGAGCGGGACTTACCAACTTGGGGCGGCGGCTGCCTCCAAGGACGGGATAGCATCGGTTAAGTTTGAAATCACTGACGGGACCACCACAGTCTCAGACACACAAACTTCAATGACATCCTATGGAAAGCACACTAATAAACTCTGGGTCTACAATGCGACGCTTACGATCTCGGCCTTAAACGACGGCCCTTTAGATGTGACGATTACAGCCACACCTGGAGGGACGGGAAACACGACAAGGGTGGTCACTTATAAAATCTACAATAACTCAGGTGGAGCATTTACCCCGAACTCGGTTTGGATGGACCCGGCGGGTAGTGATACAAACACAGGAACAGAGGCCTCCCCGGTCCAGTCTCTCGCTAAGGCACTTACTATCCTTCGGGACGCAAGAGGGGGATCTGGTGCGGATATCGGTGGAGATGTCGTTTACTGTAAAGCGGGGACGCATACTCTGCTTGGATCAATGGCATCGGGCTACCCAAGAGCGGATAATACTTGGCTAACGATCAAGGCCGATCCTTCAGCAACTAAGGCAACGGTTATCCTCGCTGGAACAAGCTGGGGAACCAGATTCTTAAACAATGTGAAGTATGAAGGCTTGACGACAAAAGAGCAGGTCGATGAGGGTGGGTCTTCGACTTACGGGACGAGGCGAATTTGGTTCGACAACTGTGATCATCCGTGGATAGATACTTCAGTTGAAAGGCGTTGGGCATCCACAACAGCTTTTGATGAACCCTATTACACAGATTGTTCAATGAGTAATCAGGGGACCGGATATCTAATGGCGACCCTACTACGGGACTGCACAGCAACGAATCTCGGCTCAACATTCATCAAACAGTGCGAATCGGTGTTCAATTGCACAGCAACGACAGGAAGAATCGTAGCACCGTTCCATGGAGATCTAATCTCCATTCAGAACGCCACTACTCGGAACAACCTGGTCTTTATGAATGTGCGTGGTGTTGACTGGGAGGAGCTTGGATTCTTATTCGATAAGGCGGCTATGACTCCTTCGGGGGATCCACTTATCCAGGATGCGCTTTTCTGCAACATATTAATCCAAGACAACGGAAAAATTGAGAACAGCTCGATTGCAAATAGGAATGAGCATTGTCTGTTCTACCACCTAACACATGATGAGCGGTTTACGTTCTCAGCGGGACCAACGGCATTTAGCGGGTCAATGTGGTTCCATAACTGCTGCTTCTATTTAGTTGATAATACCGTTTCTGATTCCGTTGTTTCTGGGGCATGCACTTTTACGAACATTCACCATCAGCAGACGCTGCCGACCTATTTAAGTTCTGCGACAACGGGTGATCCTAAATACACATCACCTGGAACACCGAGTTGGGACTATAGACCGGATACAGGGTCTCCCCTTCTTTCGGCAGGTTCAGCGATACCAGGATTCAATCTTCCACCTGGAAGTGATGGCGTTGGATCGAACGTTGCAACGCCGAACGTCGGGGCATGGGGCGACGCAGCCGGGGCGGGGTTCAGCGGTGGAGAATACTCTAGTGGTGGTGGAAGTGGGGGAGCATCCCCCTTAGTTGAAGTGTCTTCACGGAGAGCAAGAAGAGATGAGGATTAGGAACTCTTATGACTAGATTTACTACATTCACAGGAAGCACAGCCACAGGAGATGTAACAAACTCTGATGTGGTAGATGTCTCTGGAGAGAGCGGAAGGCTTATGCTGGAGATGGTGAACTTCATCTGCACAGTTGCAGGGGCTTCTTGCACTGTCTACGGAGTTACTCCAGGCAACACAGCAGAGCAGTTGGTGGTCCTCACTCCCTCAGCAGCCAGCACTGATGCCTACAGGGATCTCTACAGCGTTGAGAAGTATGACCGACTCAGAATCACTACTTCAGGAGTAGGAGCTGGAACCTTTGTATTCGGAGCATGGTGGAGGAGATCACGATGAAGGAACAAGATGACTTTGACATCCAGGACGAGGAAGATGCCGTAGCGGTGGAGCAAGCCTCCCCCATCTCGATCTCTCCAGCCAAGCCCCCCGTAAACCTCTTCAGTGACTTCCAGATCGCTCCAGATCGAAAAGATGAGGTAGAGGCCGCGAGGAGGACGAAAGCCAAGAGAGAGGCTCTCAGACGGTCTCAGGCCCCGGACCCCTCCAAGATCCTGATCTCGGCCCACGAGGACTTTGTGACCAACGAGCAGGCCCAGGTTCGGGAAAGTGAGATCAAGAAGAAGATCAGGGCCAGGGCAAAGGAGATCTACAACAGCTACTCAGACAAGCTCAAGACTTTCGAGAAGGCTAGGAAAGTCTACATCGCTGCCACTGAGGAAGAGCTTGCCAACCCAGGGCCTGAACTTGCAGTGGCTATGAAGGTAGTTGACCTTGGACAGCCTATGAGCAAGAAGATTGCTCTCAAGATGGCTCAGGATGAGTTCCGTAACGCAGGAGCTAGTTACCTCTAATGGCCTCTCTCGTTGACTATCCTCTGTCTGAACTGAAGAACCTCTGCATCAGAGAGTTTGGCTTAGACTCCACTGACTCTGAAGTGGTGTCCATGGTAGAGGACCAGATCAACAAGGCCCAGCAGTGGGTAGCACAGAAGAGGGAGAGTAGGTTCTGGCTCCAGAAGCCTCTTGTCCTCACAGTCAAAGCTCCTCTTACAGGGCTGACTGGGGACTTCACTAACGGGTCTACCTCAGTCGTCAACGTGTCCAGCCTTACGGGGATTGCTGCTGGTGATGTCTTGTCGGGCTCAGGGGATGACCCAGAGACTCAAGGCTACATCATCACTGCGGCCTCTGGGACCACTATAACTCTGGATGCTCCCTACATAGGAACTACGGAGACAGGCAAGATCCTCTCTATCTACTTCCCCTACATCCAGCTTCCTGATGACTACTCCAGACTGTGGTCGTTACGGAATGTCAGCAGCCTGAAGAACAACCTATCCTACATCGTTCCCAATGAGTATGACCAGAAGAGATGGTCTCTCAGAGGACTGAACCTAAAGCAATACTACACGATCACTCAGTCTCCAATCTCAGAGAGCGATGCTGCATCTCCTAAATACTTCATAGCTCTGCTCCCTTTCCCAACAGAGGCGACCCTGTTACGAGGGATCTACTACAAAGATATTCCAGATCTTGTAAACGACACAGACATTACTCCTCTGCCGAGGAAGCATAGGCTAGTCATTCTCTACATTGCTCAATGGTTCGTAGCTGTCCACATGAAGAAGGAGCAAGACACTGTGGACCACTATAAAGAACTGGCCCTAGGGACTCTTCTGGAGTTCGGAGCGCACTACGAGACTGCCTCTACACTGGAGAGGGAGGATCGAAGCGAGTCCAATATCTTAGATGATGTCCTTGGGGACGACAGTGATGACTTTCTAGGAAGGCTTGACCTACCTCTCGGATGAGTAGAAAGAACATAGACAGGAGTGAGGATTTCAAAGGCCTCAACACAACCTTTAGGGACAGCAGGCTTCCTGATGGCTTCTATCGCAGGGCTGAGAATGTTCGTAGTCCTGATGGAAGGATCCATAAGAGATGGGCCTACGCTCCCTACATGGACACTCCTATCAACGACTGCTGCCTGTCCAAGCACACATCTCCTGAGCTTAGGAAGATGATTAAGGTGGACACCACAAGCAGCAATGCCAGTAAGGACACCATTGACTACTGGATGACTCCCTACTCCTATGGACTCATCAGAGAGCATGACGACTTCAAGCCTAGGACAGACAGGGACTGGTCCTTAGAGTTCGTTCTCAAGTCAGGGGATATCAGTGACCTCCTTTACGAAGGATCAAAGAGGCATAGGCTTTGGCCAGGGACGGCTGCTGCTTCTCACTATGGGCAGCCTATCAGAGAGTCCTTTGGCTGTTACGTCTACGACCAGTGTGTCACTGTCGGTCAGTGCAGCCTTGTGGACCTAGACGCTTCCCTCACCTTCTCATTCCCTGACGCTGCACATGCCTACGTAGTAGCAGCCATCCCCTCTATGGCCATCTCTATCTGGATGGATACCTCTGGACACATGATCCTTCATGTTGAGTGGTATATGGTCGGAGTGGACTCAGGAAATGCCTCTGAATACAATAAGTATCTCAGAAGCTCCACATCCATGAAGTTCCAGTATGACCTAGGTCTATGGATTCCAGGGACTACCTACCACGTAGCTCTGACCTACCAGGAATCAGTTGGGACTACTCCAGACACAATGAAGCTCTATGTGCATGGGGTTGATGTAGCCACCCTGACAGATGTGAGTAAGCTCAGTGGCTCTACAAGGACAAGAGCCTGGGCAGGGGAATATGATGTCCACAATGGCTACACCATTGCAGATGCAGTAACTCTCCAGAGGGACATCGTTCTACTCAATGAATACACTGTGAGAGGAGGGGCTGCTTCTTCTGCGAACATCAGAGAGAAGTTCACAACCTCTACGATCTACAGAGGAGTCACTGCTCATCTGCCCGCACATCCTGATCCAGCCAGTATTGACCCGAGCAACAAACCTCCGAACTACTGGTGCAAGTCCCCTCCTAGAGGCACAGGACTAGCAGAGCTTAGATGGTGGCACACTACTCGCTCTGCTGCTGAGGTGCTTGCATGGGCTGCAAGGAGTCTCACGGACGCTGAGGCTGCCACGACTGCGGGCTATTGGAGGCTTAATGACGGGGTTCCTGTGCTTCAGGACAGCGGACCTAATGGACGAGAAGGAACTCTTCATCTGACCAGAGCTGCCTACGTCAAGGACTCACTGTTCCTTGGAGGCTACGGGATTAAGTTCGCTGACTCCCAAGGACTGCTCTATCAGTTCGGCATAGGAGACTCCAAGGGTCTCTCTGACTTAGCCACAAGCCTTCGTAGTCTCTTTGGCTTCGACGAGACCTACAAGTCCTATGTGGCTCCTACGCTGAAGGAGAACAGGAACTCTCTAACGATCCAGATGCAGATCAAGACTCCCTACTCCTGGCAGAAGAATCAGCTGAAGCACAAGACGGACACTAACGCAGACAATTTGAACAACAATGCTCCTCACCCTTCAGAGCTTACAGACGGGACTAGGGACTCCACAGTCATCCCTACCTCGGAGACTGTCCCTGGCTTCTACCAGACTTGCTGGGCTGTAGAGGCATACACTTCCCCTAATGGGAGCCTAGGAGAGTTTGATGGCCAGGCTGTAGCTAATCGAGTGCCTATCCTTAGAGGGCTTATTGACGAGGACGGCTACTTCATCTTCGAGTATTGGGGGAGGGATGCTGCTGGGACTGCTGTAAAGATCTACAGGAAGAAAAGCACTACTCCCTTGTCCTTGGATACGGTGACTACGCTTACCTGGCAGATCCACTTCAACATCAATAGCCAGAAGCTGGAGCTGCGGCTCTTTAAGGACAACGCAGAAGACGGGACTCCGCTGCCTATAGACTGCTATGCCACAATGCTCCATAACGGAATCTACTCCATCAGCCTAGGAAGCACTGGCTTGGCTAATGAGCAGTTTGGGAGCGTTGTGGGAGACATGCGGAGCTTCAACCTCTACTCAGGGCATAGGAACGATCCCTTCGCCACTGCGCAGAGCTACATCACGATGGGAACCTTCAGGCTGTGGGCTGGAGCCTTAGACCTTCAAGACATCGTGAAGGCTGCCTCTAGCTTCCAAGGCAAGACAGAGGCTCCGATCTCTCTCCTGGTCAACCTCGTCATTGATAAGGTCTACGGGAAGCAGGTGCTTAGCAAAGCTCGCTACCCCGCAGTCTTCGATAATGTCTACCGGATCACTACTGGAGGATTCCCCTCCTACGACAAGAACAAGACTGATGTGTTCGGAGACCTAGATCCTGTCCGAGTCATGGACTGCGTTCCTGACACATCAGCAGATGACTGCTTAGGCTTCTCCAACCTAGGCCCCACAGTCATGAAGTATGAAGGACTAGATGACCAGATAGTTAGAGCCAAGTGGCAAGGTCTCTTCAGTTACGTAGAGCAGGGGCAAGAGTCAGGACTTCTCGGAGTGGCCAACAACGCAGTCCTCTACGACAAGAACTACAAAGGACAGTTCGCTGACATCTACATTCCCAACAGAGGGCTACTCAATGAGTGGGACAACACAGGCGTGTGGAGGAGTGTTCCGGTAGGAGGGAAGCTCTTCATGCTGTCCTCCAATGGAGAGGCCAAGGTCTTTGATGGAAAGAATCTCAGCCTTGCAGGGAAGAGAGACATTCGAACTAACGCCCCCATCCTGGCTCACACGACAGGAGGAAACCTTCCTGTAGATAAATGGTTCTCTATCAGCATTGTCTACACAGACCAGGCCAACAATCTACAGCACGTCACTGAGCGATCTGTAGTCAAGACTACCAGCACGGACAGGACCATCTCTATCCATCCCATCTTTCCCAGTCCTGATCCAAGATCTACAGGCATGGCTATCTTCATGAGTGCGCCTTATGATTCTGTGGACCTGGCTATCAATGCTCCCCTACAGAGAGTAGACATAGACACATTCATGCCTACTGGGGTAATGGCTCACTTCACCTCCTGGACTACGCTACTCTCGACTCCTCGATACGCATGGCAGATCACAGACCTCAGACTCATCCCTGAGACTCTGTTCGAGAACGAGACTCCTGTGCCCTCAGGCTCTATAGGAACGATATACAACGATAGGCTTCTGTTGGCTGGAGACCCTCTGGCTCCTTCAAGGGTCTACTGGTCCTTTGCTGGGCAGTATGAGAGGTTCGATACGATTACTGACTTCACATCCCTAGAGGACGCTGGAGGGGACCAGATAGTTGCCATGCTTACAGCCTGGGAGACAGTCATCGCTTTCAAGCTAGGGTCTATCTGGAGGCTTGTGGAGACCTCTCCGAATAGGTTCTCAGTGCAGAAGCTTACAGACAGCTTAGGGGCCATCGCTCCTGAGTCTGTTAAGCTCCTCACCATTCCCGACACAGGACAGTCCGTTGTCTTCTTCTGGTCCAAGCAAGGGCCTTACCTATTCGATGGGACTAACTACAAATACATCGGCAGAGCTATAGAGCAGACAGGAACAGGAGAAGCCTTTGACTGGATCCAGAAGCCTGAGACCATCACTGTTCTGCATGATCCAAACAGCAGGGAACTGATCTGCTTCTATCAGGAGAAGGACCAGTCTTCCGACAGGCCTCACAACGCAGTAGTCTTCAACTACACCACTGGAGCATGGACAACTCACACAGGAGTTTGGGGAGGGCCTACCAGCACAGTGACTGCTATTGTCGAGGACTCCTCTGCCTATGCTCTGGCAGGAGAAGCCAATCTTCCATACAAACCTATCAATAAGCTTGTAGTCGGTGCGCCTAATGGGAGGGTCTACACTCTTGACTCCAAGCAGCTAGCCCCCTACGTGGGTAGAGACTTCCTCCCTTCCACTCTTGTATCTGGGCTGTCTGGAACATTCCAAATCTCCACTGTCAACTCAGTGTCCGACGTGACTCTGAACAAAGAACTAGTGACTGCCATAGACAATGAGCTTGACGGGGTATGGGTCATGTTTATTAAGGCTGATGGCACTGACTTCGTTATTGTTCCTATTGAGAGCAACACCACAGACAGCTCTTCAGGCTCAGATCTGCTACGGATTCTCCTGGACACACGAATAGTGGCCAGTCTCCCTTGGAGTCTTGCAGTAGGAGACACTGCGCACCTGGGCCTTGCTCCTCTCTACTTGGAAGCTATCTGGGATGAGATGGACCTACCTGGAGTGGACAAGGAGATTGTTAGAGAGATCTGGTGGGGCCACGGGTCGTTCAGTTATCGCTATGCTGTTGACTGGGATTCCACCTGGAGAGCCTACAGAAGTGTTCTTCTCACCAACGGGGAGATGCACAGAATCCATACACACATCCAGGGGAAGGCTTACAAGTATTCTCTCTACAGTGTGGACACCAATATCAAACTGGACCGTCGTATGCTGCAAGTTAGTTACAGTCGAGAGGGGGATCTATGAGCGAAGTATCCAACCTAAGCTATGCCCGTAACATTAGCAGCATTGATTCTTTTGAAGCCCTGAGAGCTTGGCTACGTGACTTTGTAAGAGCCTTGGATACTCGTTCGGTCCAAGACGCTGCTTCGCCTGGGACAGTGAAGCAAGATCCCGTTGATCCCTACCCCGTTCTCGCTGCTGGCTTTCAGGGCTTCTCTTTATCTCTCAACAGGTCAGGCAAAGACGGCTCACTGCAAGCCTTCTTTGAGTTAGACTCTGACACCATTGCCCAGGGACTACTGATGAACGAGGTGCTTCAGTGAGGGTAGAGAAGCTAGTTCTAAGTGAGTCACAGAAAGGCTACCCTATTCTGATAAGTTCCCTAGGCAGTCCTGGAGATCTCATACATAAAGTGCCTGATGTAGGTAATGTCTCGGACACTCTACATCTGTGGGTCTATGATTACTCAGCTATGGCAGGAACATTGGAGGTTGAGCTAGGTTCTGTGGCTGCCACCTATAAAGTGGCTTCTGTGGGTTCTAGTCCTATCAGGATCTTAGAAGGGTGTATGCTTGATGGAGGCACAGAGCTACGAGCTTACGATCCTACAGGGGCAGGTGCGTTGTTCTACGTCTATGGCTATGTCCTTAGACTCTACAAAGATTAGGAGTTACAGATGGGTGGATTCTTTAAGAGGCTAGGAGGTGCGCTCTTCGGGCAGCGCAGCACTCCTGTAAGCGACCCTAAACAACAGTTCGGGTTCTTTAACTCAGCACTGCGGGGGACATTCGAGGATGTCTTCAAGAGAGCTGGGAACCTTGGAACCATCCCTGAGTTCGCACAAGCCAACGCATTAGCTGCTGGTCTGCCTGGAGAACTCAAGGGAGGAGCCATCACCTCCACTACTGGAGCGCAGATAGCAGCAGTCAACGCAGCTAGACTGGCTGGTGGAGGAGGCAGAGGGCTGGCTCTAGGAGGAGCAGCAAGGGAGCTAGCCAGTAGAGCGGCTACCACGGCAGCAGTGCAGCAGCAGTCGGCTCTGACCAACGCGCTCCTTCAAGGAAGACAGCTTCAGATCGGAACACTACTCCAGACAGGGAGTCCTCAGTTCCAACTACAAGGGAATCTTCTGGCTCAGTATCTGTCCAATGCAGGGCAACTGACCTCTACTGCTTTAGGCGGAGGCCTCTCCCAGCAGAAGGGACAGAAGCGGGGACTCTTCCCTCTTCTGATTAACGGAGCAGCTAAGGCAGCCGGGTCCGCTATTAAACCAGGGTGATAAGCAATGATTGGATCTCAGATTAAAAGAGCGGTTAAGCGTCCCCTAGAGGGAGAAGGGTCTATCCCTTCAGCCACTACAAAGGCTCTACAAGAGGCACTGCTTCAGGAGGATCTCAGCAACAAGAGACTCAAGAACACTATGGAGGCAGCTAAGGCCAGGCAGGCCCATGCTGAGGCTACGGCCACAGAAGCGCAGGTAGGCTCTATGCTCCAAGGTGTGGCTCCTGATGTCCCTGTAACTGATTCAGTGGGAGCAGATCCCGGCCAAGCCACTGCTACTCCTCCGGTAGAGTATGCAGGATCCATGCTTCAGGGCCTCACCTCAAACCTGGCAGCTTCGGCTCCTGGGATCAATGCTCCCACAGCAAGTCCTACACAGGCTCAGGATCCACTCGTGGCCTCTCAGGTATCAACCCAGCAGGCCCCTTCTCCGAGTGTCAGCAACGTGGATACTGTTCAGGCTTCCAGCACTCAGAACGCAAATGAGACAAGCGATACCATCGTCCAGGGGATCAAGACCGATCTGCTGAAGAAGTTCAAGGAAGTTTTCCTGAGTCCTGACGGGCAGACCAAAGCTCCAGGAACTCTCAGTCCTGAGTTCTTGAAGACCTATGAGGAGAAGCTGACACAAGTTCTCAACGAGAAGCCTGACCCTATCGGCTTCTTCGATGTCTTGCTCTCCATCTTGACTCAGGGGTTGAGCCTTCTTCCTAGGCAGATCAAGGCTGCCAACAGGAGAGCCTACATCTCCCAGCTACTCAAGATAGGAGAGTCCGTAGCTAAGCAACAAGGCATGGCACAGGACACCCTGTCTGCTGGTATTCAGTCCTTAGACAATCTGTTGAACCTAAGCACGGCCGAAGAGAAGCGGAAAGGTGCTTTAGAGGCCATCCTTCTCCAGCAAGGCTTTGAGCAGGCTAAGGAGAACAGGAGAGCTACACAGGATCAGAAGAAGCTAGCCGAGACTATCAGGCACAATAAGGCCACTGAGGGCATCAGCCTTCTCTCTGCGCAAGGCAAGGCTGGGAAGGGTCAGGCTGATCCAGAGACCTCTATGGGTTACAGGCTAGCAGTGGCGGACAGTCAGAACCTCATCCCAGCCGATGACAGGGTGTCCTTAGAGCAAGCCCAACAAGATCCTGAGATGATGATTAGGCTTCAAGGGCAGCAACTGGCTGTTAAGGGGATGGCCACTGGCTACGCTGGAGGTCTCCTTACTGGTAGGCAGAACGATCTAGCCAAGGAGAGGCTTAAGCAGGTAGAGGCTGACTTCGTTAGGAAGCTTCCTAAAGATCCTGTGGCTGCTCGGAAGCATGTAGATACTGCATTAGCTGAGATCAACAAACTCAGGGATGCTTACGAGAAGGTTAAGAATGACAGGAGTGTGTTCCTGGATCAGCAAGGGCTAAGCACTCTAACTCCCAAAGCTCGCAATGGGTATACAGCATTTCAGAAGGGAGTGCCTATTGTCCTGGATACTCTGACTGCTGATCTTATGGCTATGAAGAGTGGTATCTCCGCAGAGGTGAAGAAGAAGGAGGATAAGACTTTCGTAGAGAAGGTCTACAAATCCAACAGTGATGCTTCCTTTGCCAAGATGCTTGACAGGTTTTCTCAGACCATAGGCCCTATAGGCAGAGGTGCTTTGGGACTCACTCAAGGCAGCCCCATAGACACCACTAACGTGTTCACTGGAAAGCCTCTGATTGCTAAGGCTCTTGGGGTTAAGAACAAGAAACAGCTACGAACTCTCATCTTTAAGTTCAACAGGCTAGCCAAACAGAAAGGAAAGAACGCAGCACTTAAGGCACTGCTAGAGCGTGTTCGTAAGAAATGACTGACTTCCAAGGCATTGATTTTGTTCCTAGGAATCCAGGAGCTAGGACACACAAGCAGGGAACTCTTGCAGCCATTGGCTACTACCTTAACAAGCCTTGGGAGTATCTCAGTAGGGGCGTAGGAAAGGTAGCAGGAGTAGACCTTCCTCCGGCTCATACGTTCTGGGATCAACCTACTCTTGCTGACGTCATTAGGAAGACAGCAGGTGCTGGACCAGATGACTTCGGAGCCAACATTGCAGCAGCTACGGCTGACTTCGGGTTAGCTCTGCTTCTGGACCCTATCAACGTAGTCAGGATCGCAGGACTCACTAAGGCGGGCAAGCTGGCCAAGGCAGGAGATCAGGCCAGCAAGACCTTGGAGCTGTCTAGGTTCAGCTATCTGAAGAGAGTAGCTTCAATGGCTACTCAGGATGGGGTTAAGGGAGCCAAGCTCAGGAAGACTCTGACCAAGGCAGCCAAGTCCTACGACAGGACTAAGATCCTAGCCAGTGACGTAGGAGACCTGGCTGCTCCCCTAGGCAAGACTCTGAAGGAGCAAGTGCAGAGAGGGCAGAGAGTAGTCTTCGGCCTAGACCTCCATGACCTACCAGCAGCCCGGGCAGTGTTGAACAAGCTACCCTTCGACTTCGCTAAGAAGATCTCAGTCCAAGGAGTGAACATTCCTGGCCTCTCAGTGAAGGTGGCTGAGATCATGGACAGAGGCAAGGAGCTGGGAGGGCAACTAGCCTTCGGAGCAGCCAAGGGACTAAACAAAGCATCTAGTCTGGTGAAGCTGAACCTGAACCTCCCTACTAATCCTGGACTCGTGAGAGTGCAGAAGCTCTTAGATCAGGCTGCTGAAGAGACATCCATAGGCAAGAGCATGAACACTGCTGTCCTTGCGTCTAGGGCTACCAAGTTCTCTGGCTCTGCTGAGAAGGCACTGAGCGTAGTCAGAGAACTTGAGAAGAGAGCCACTGACCCAAGCAGAGTCCAGTTCATTCAAGACTTGGGGAACTTCCTGGACAACAACAGTGTAGCTCTCAACAAGAAGATCTTCGGCTCTGAGGCTGGGAGAACTCTGGCTGAGGGGGTGGAAGGTTCCTTCGATAGCCGGACCCTCTACGCTCCTCCGAAAGCCTTTGCTGGATTCACGAAGGAGCAGACCAAGGAGGCCAGGGCTTCCTTGCCTTCTCTGTTCGGCAAATCCACAAGCCTAGACAGTCACGCCGTAAGCATCCCAGGACGGCCCAGGATCGCTTTCGACCCTGATCGAAGGATCGTAGCCCTCGAAGCAACTAAGTTGGATCCTGGGGTCACTAAGAGCCTCACAGAGCGTCCGGCTCTCCCAGGGGTCACGACGTTCCAGGTTGTCAAAGAAGGAGACCAGAAGTTCCTGGTCGGACGGATGGCTACCTCCACGACAGTGAGCAAGCCCACCAAGGCACACCTGGAGAACTTAGAAGTTCTTGCTGCTCTGTGGGCACAGAAGGGCTACACGCTTCAGGACGCAGACATCTCTGACTTCCTGTTCGGAGCAGGTGGCTCTGTGCAGATAGTAAGTCCTTCAGTTGTTCAGAGAGTCAAAGGCAAGGGGAACGCTAGGCTTAGCAGAGCAGTCAGCCAGAGCAGGAGAGCTATAGCCAGGATCTCCAGTAGGACTGTAGACGGTATCTATGTTCCTACCAGACTCATTACTCCGGAGATCGTTAGAGGAACTACGGTAGAGGACTACCTTGTCAAGGATGTGGCCTCAGTTGCCAAGGACATGGAGTTGACTTCCAAGACTTCAATGCTCCCCACTCCAGAGGTCATAGCCAACCTGGGGAACAATGCTCTGTCTCATCCTGAAGTAGAGCAAGCAGCCATTGACTACATCAAGATCGTAAAGGATCAGAACATCTTCCATCCTGTTGTAGTGAGGCTAGACACTAGAGGACGGTTCGTTGTCTTTGAGGGCATGGAACGACTCAAGGCAGCAGAAATGCTTGGGCTAGACAATGTGCCCATCGTTGTTCAGAACTTAGCTGAGATGGACCCCAGCAAGTATGCGAAGGCTGCTAAGGGATTATCCAGAACGATTGAGACAAGAGAAGGCTTTGTAGAGGCACTGAGGGCTAAGGCTGGTAAGCCCACTTCTGCCGCTGCTGAGAAGTATGGGATTACTACGAACGGAGACACCTTCCTCCTTAACGATAAGCTCCGCTCAGTCACTTCTGCATCTGCTTCGAGGGAATACAAGAAAGCCAGAGGAGATTTTCTTAGAGAACAACTCAGTGAGCTTGTGGACTTCAACGAGAGTCCGCTCATTCAGGATATGAGGAGGAGTGTCTCCAACACGATAGAGCGCAGGCTAGGCACAGGAGGAGAGTTCGTTACGGGTAGGAGGGGACAACCTATCTGGAAGCCTAGAGGAAAGTATGTTCCTCAGAGGGCTGCACTGAACTTTGTGCAGATGGTGGACGCAGCTCAGAAGCCTGAGCATCTAGTGGTCTCTCTTCAGAAGCTCATCAACTCAGAGTTCATTACTCCTCAGTGGGTTGCTCAGCACTTCGACAACTTCAAGAGCATTGCTGCTGATGTGAAGAACGGACTGTCCGAGGCTGGCTTCATTGGGATCACTGATGATGTCGTGGCAGAGCTTAGGACTGCTGTGGCTAGGGACACTTCCAAGATTGCTCTACACATCGACAAGGATGGGAACATAGCTATCCTCAGTAGGACCAAGACCACAGATGAACTCCTAGATGTCATCAAGGGAATCAATAAGAAGCTAGGCAGAGTCTCTGGAACTGATGTCACAGTCATCGCTGAAGGCATTGATGGAAGTGTGAGCAGAAGGCTCTCTGACTTCACCATCCAGACAGGAGCCTTTGAGCCTAGAGCGCAAGGACTCAGCACTCTTCTCAGTGAGAACTTTCAGAAGGATCTGGAGACCAAGGGAATCTTCGTAGAGAAGTCTTTGAAGAGAGAAGAGAGGATCAGCAGGGAGGAGCTTAACATCTCCAGGGCAGAGCGTCAGTCCACTCAGCACTGGAACCCGGGCATCAAGTCAGGCTTCATAGATCCTCAAGGCTCCATCGTATACAGCACTAAGTTCCACAAGCCTTCAGATGTCATCAGCACGGTCTATGGACAAGGCCCTATGGCTGTCCGAGAAGTCTTCACTGTGCATCCTGAGTCTGGTGTAGTCGTTGGGAACATCATGGGGTTAGACGGCTCCTTTGCTTCTTTGGACACAAGGGCCGTCAACTTCATTGAGGACAGAGTAACTCAGCTAGCCAAGAAGCTGAGGAAGGCTGGCTTCGATGACAGGACTCCTCTCAGCTTTGTCACGGACTTGCCTAAGACTGTTCAGGATGAACTTCTCCCTTACATGACCATCAAGAGCGTCCTGGACCCTGAGTTCTCTCTCAAGGTCTCCGAGGCGACTAAGGGGTATGACCTCAGAGGAGTAGCCGCAGTCGCAGCAGACGACTTCCTGAAGCCTTCTACGGGCTTCAAGGACATGGATGAGTTAGTGGACGAACTGAGGCAAGAGTTCAGTGATGAGTTTGTTGCGGAGACTGTGGCAGGAATCCCTGTCCGATACAGGGAGGGATACTACGCTAGGATCTTTGGGCCAGGGGCGCAGGAAGCACTGACTCTCTTAGACGATCTCTTCGAGTCCTGGAGGAGAAGCAATCAAGGATCCTCTGTAGGCTTTGCTCAGTTCTGGGAACACTCTGCTTT